GCTGTAATTTTCTCGATAAAAAAGAATTTCACCAGCATTTGTATAATTTCCATCATCATCTGTCGCTTCGTTGTAAACTGGCGTATGAAAAATGTAGTCTTGAGGACGCTTTATTGCAACCGAAGTTGTAGCAAATGGGCTGATTGATAGTGTTGCCCCAGAGCATTGAATACCAGCACCATAAGAATTTTCTGTCATAGGCCCTGTGAGAACCTGTGTGGCGAAGTTTGACACACTAGATGATGTATTGCTTTGTGGATTCGCTATTGTACTTTGATTGGCATAACTAGGCAGACAAGAAAAAAGCGTTATTAGTTGGAAAATATAATAGTGGTATCTGTAACCACCTCTGAACTTACTTGCCTTGTTATATCGGTTATAGATTCCAGCGATGGGCCTTTGTAAAATTCTGAAAACTGAAAGCTTTCGGATGTTTGCTGCCAGTTTGGTTTTTGATCCAGATTTAAGCCTGTCCATTCATAAGTAGTTCCATTGATTGTTTCTGTGACTGTGGCATTTGGCATAGATAATGTCTCGCAATTACCGCATGAAATACCAGAACCCGTAACACTGTAGGTATAGCCTGAATTATAACGAATTTCTCGTATATTTTCTGTAAGATTATTTGTGGTAACGCTTCGGCTTGTACTTGTGGCACTTGTGAAATTAGGAACTACTGGGATCGCATAGGCTGGACTAATAAAAAAAATTAAAGGCAGATATTTCCACATTAATCAAGAGTTAAATCAGTTACAAATTGTCCTGTTAATACAATTCCTGTTCCAGTTCCACCTGTCAACGTCATTGTGTGATGATCAAGTGTTACGGCTGCTGTGCCTACACTTCCAGCACTCGTAGAAGTTAAGTCTGAAAAATTATTTACTTGGCCGACTGTCGGTGCTGATCCAGCAGTAGCATCACCTTCAAGATAAGATTGTGAGAAACTAAAAGTTTCGCCAGCAGTTGTTTGTGTTGCACTTGGCATAGTTACTGATGGAACGCCATTTGTAAGACTTCCAAAGCCACCCACAGTCGCAGTATCTCCGCTTGTAGTTGTAATGTTTGTACCGCTTATGCTATAACTTGAACCAATTTTATCTGCAGAAGTTCCAGCCGATACACTTTCTAATTTTACACTTGATGTAAACGTGCTTTGAATATCACAATACGCCGCAGTTGGAAGACAGAGGGCGGCAATCAAAAACAGCTTTTTCATTTAATACCTACATTAGTATCTTTATTAGATGCTACATTAAGCTGTTTCTTTTTGCCATTACTATTATTTTTAACCTGTAATCCCATGTTCGACATCACTGCTGACAACAATCCAGCAGCGAATGTCGTGTCAATTTGTCTGGTTGAATTTCCAAAGTACGCAAAAGAAATTACGGCCAAACTCCAAAAAAGTATAATCATCTGAACAAGATTTGAGATAAAAGAAGGGCCATCATTTTCTTCTTTTTCTTCTACTACTGGTTCGACTATTGGGTCTTTTGTTGCCATATAAAAAAACTGCCTTGTGTGTGAGGAGTAAGCCTTAAACTACAGCTTAATAAGGCAGTTATGACAAATCTAGCAAATTTGTATACAGTTGAAAAGAATATATTACAAAAACATGATTCGATTTATTAAGCCAATACTGAAGTTCTTTGTCAAATCCAATGCTGTGAAATCGCTTGTAATAGGATTGCTTGAAGACTATGCGGCTTCCACAGAAACAGACATTGATAATGAATTGGTGGCTCTTGTTAAGAAAAAGTTATGGCCTGTTACATAACTTTAAGTTATGGTTGGCGTAAGGCATCTGGTGGTCAGTGCCTTCTCTGCAAAAAATAGGCTAACAGTCCCCAATGTTAGCCTATTTCAAATATAAGGAGGTCAGCACGCTATGGCTTGGGATGATTGGCTTACCATAACAGAAACGCTTGAAGATCAACTTTATCTTGAAATTCAGGCGCGGATGTTGGCCGAGATAACTGACTTCGATTACTTGCTCGATCTAGCCGTAAATTATCAGCGGCAAAATTGGCAAAAAGACGAGATCATCAAAAATTGCATTGCAAAGATTGGCGATCTCGAAACAGAATTAATTAAAATAAGTCTTAAAAAAGAAAAAGGTGATAATAATTCAAGAATTAAAAAGGAATATCATCGCCCGCTGTAGGCTCAATAAAGTTTAGATTTATATTTCCAAATAATCCATATTTGCCTTCTTTAGCTTTTGCGTTGATGTAAATACCATCAACTTCGACTTCTTCTTTTTTTGAATAATCCCAAACTTTTCCTTTCTTCTGTTTGGTATCTACCATTTTCATAACTTCTTCACAGAAGGCGGAAACAGATTCAGAAGGGATAAACAAGGACATTTTTTGCGGATATTTGTCTTGATCTTCATAATCGTTTTCACTTGTAGAAAACTTGATTGGATAAGGAAGGGCTGCTTTAAATGAATCAGGCATGATTAAAAAAATTTGTTAAAAGTTGGTCGAATAATTGAGTAAGCGAAATTTTGTTTTTCGCGCAGTATTTACGGATTAGGGTGGCTTGCGTATCATCGGTTCTGAAATAAAATTTGTTGCGGTTGTAATAAGAATTGCGGCGTGATCGAAGTTGCGCAATAACTTCTTCGCCTGATTTTGTGGCCTGTTCTTCGGTCATTAATCATCTTTATACTTTTCAACAGCTTGGCGCAAAAATCTGCCGTGTTCAGATAATGTAATATTTTCAGGACGTACTTGTTTTACTTTTAATTTAAAATGTTCTTTGAACTCTTTCAAGATTTGTTCTTGATGACCTGAATCGCGTATGTCTTGGCAGATCAAATCCCTTGCCATTGGGTTGATAGGTTTAGGAATTAGATAATCTTTGTCGGGTTCTTGATTCGGTTTTGTCGGTGTTCTAGTCACGTTGTCTTTTTCTGGCGGCTTTTCAGCTTCTTCTTCTTTCTTCGATTCTTTTACTTCAAGACCCGCCCATAATTCGTGAGCATCGCCGAAGGAATAACAAGCGCAAGCGCAAAGACATCTTCGATGCGCTTTTTGAATATCAGTTGTTGAAATTTTATCGTATTGAATACCTTTATTAAAATTATTAGTTATTGAGTAAACATATAGAGGTAATTTAATTCCTGTTTCTACGTTTTGAAAATAGCCCATAATGTAGCCTGTATTGTCAGGAGCCATCCAAACAATTTGGCCGTTTGGGTCAGGTTCTAAAGCAAAAAACCAGTTCGGCGCGTGTTCTCTTATTCTTTGCGCTGTTTTAGCCCAAGAGCAGTAAGGAACTTTGCCCTTGTAATAAAGATCGTCTTTTCTTATAAGACCGCCCAGATTTGGGATTTGGATTGGTTCAGGTTGGTTTGACATCTAAGTATTAGTCTGATTTCTTTAGTCTACCAATTTATTCAGGTTTGTCAAAAGTTTTTATATTTATATTTGCCCCAATATGTTCAAATCGTTTTGCATAGCGTTTTAACGCCTGCAAACAAACAACAAGAGAATCATCTGCAAGAACAGTTCCGCCAGATGTAACAGATAGGGCATCAAGCGTACTACGAGTTAATTTATCAACATCCCCTGTTGTTTTGCTAGTACAGAAAAAAGGCGCGTTATTTTTTAAAATTTCTGCATTTTTACCTGTTCCAAAATGGCTCTTTGGGCGCGGCATTATAAATTCAATAGAAACTTGCACGGGTTCATTGAATGGGTTGCCTGCAAACGCTTCAAGCGCCGCGTGAATAATATCCTGACGCCACGGCTTAACCCTTTTGCTTGATTCCATCAATCCGCCGTATCTTGTCAAAGTTTTTGAACCCTGCGGCGCGGGTAAACCTACAACACGAAATTCAAGTTCTTTCATTTTTTCCCTTTAAAATTTTTTGTTCGTAAAGTTTAAAAAATTCAAGATATTTTATTTTAAGTTCAGTTTTTAAAAAACCATATACACCTTGATTTTCTAAACTTTTATTTAATTTCCAAAAACCTTGAAGTCTTTCATATTCATCTGTTAATTCTTTTATTTTTTGTTCTGTCATTTAAAATCCTCCTTGTTCAGAATCAAATCTTTTCCACGCCTGCGACCAAGCATAAGCGCAATCAATCGTATGTTGATCTTCGCCAACTACACATCTATTTGGTCTAGCCCAGATTGTTTTGCATACATCAGGAATTATTTTGTGATGTTCCGCAAGCGCTTCAAGATAGCTTCCCATCTGCGCATCTGTTGAATAAGGCTTGGCGTACTTTTGCGATTGAGTTTTTAAATCAATCAACATTAGTTTTTGCGATTTGTTGTCGTAGCCCAAAAGGTCAAGTTGACCGCCGACAGATTTTTCAAGATCGCAAAGCATATATTCAACCGCCCACGGCTCAAAATCTTCCCACAGTTCCAAATCCATCAAAGGTTTGATCCAATCTTTATAATCGCCCATTTCGATTTTATCGTTGCCTAACATACGCTGTTGCAAAGCATAATGCGCTGTTTCTCCGCGTGGTTGCCATTTAGCCCTGTATCTTTCAATGTTTGCTAGTTCTTCAGGCGTTTTTGTATTGCAAACTTGAGTTGTTGAAAATGCAAGCTGTTCGCCTGTCGGTTCCCAGATGTATTTATGGGTTTTTTCTATCCTTGCGATAGGTAGCGGCTCTAATAATTTTTTCATGCCACCGACATCCCGTAAGGCGTCACAAAATAAATCCTTGCTGTTCGGCCACTTCGCGTAGGGCGTCTTAAAGGTTTCCCTGTTGATGAATCGAAACGATGCTGAAGGAACGCGGGCTGACATTTCGATAAATCATTTAAGCGGGCTGAAGCTGTTTGATGCTTCATGCCTAAAATTTCTTCTACTTGATCGCATGTCAATCCCTCCTCGTGACTTCTTACACATCTTAAGACTTCAAGACACATCCCGTTTACTTTGTCTTTGATAGATTCAGCGGCATCTTTTGATGTTTCTGTTTGATTGCTTGGAACTACGGTGTAGTTAAAAAGCGGTAAATCGTTTGTTTCCATTTGTTTTTATAGTGTTTGAATTTCTAAGTGGTAAAGTTAATGTTGCATCGGAAAACTGGTAAAAAATATATTTTTGTGTTCCGTGATAAAAAATTTTGGGTGCATATTTAAATGCGTAATTGTTTTTAGTTTCCATTGGTTTAAATTGTTGGATAATCTTTTGGGTCAATAACTTCAACACGTTCCTCCACTTGTTGAGTTCGGGCAAGGTTTCGATGTTTTACGCCCTGATAACCTTTTGGAAAACGTGATTTTGCATTGTTGCAATCGTCCTCCACAGTTTGCCATCCGTCCGTTTTCTTGTCGAGATCGGTCAGGCTCCACATCTTGCGATCAGGATTTGCAGGGTTTGGCTTTTGTAATCCCGCTTTTAAAGTTCTGATGATAGAACCAACATCAGCAAGTCTTTCCATTTTCCTCCCCGCTTACAGCATCAAGATTTGTCCACATTTCAGTATCTTTTGAATATTCCCAACAGCATTGATATTGATCTAAATAAATAAATTTGTCATAAGGATTTTTTGGAAAATTTATCGGTTCATCAAAACCATAAGCGTTTGTCATTATTCAAACCCCCTTTCTGCTGTAAATACTCTTGACGCGGGATGATTTACAATTGGTTCTTCTTTTTTATAGATTTTCTGTAAGTTAGGTTGATAAACATCCTTGTAGCCCCCGATTATTGCCATTTCTAGCGACTTAATCTGATCTTCAAGGGTAAACGACCTTAACTTATCAAAGATGCGATTGGCGACCTTCTGGCTGCAAGTTGCTTTTTTCTTATGTCTTATCGGCCACCATTCAACAATTAAATCCGCGTGTCTTTGTAAATCATCAGGAATTAATTCTTTTTTGATCTTCGCAGAAGAAAAAGGGTCAATTTTTTTCTTTTCCTTATTCTTATTAATAGATTCTATATTAGAGAATTTATCTGCGCTCTCTTGTTTTTTTTCTTTTGTTTTTTCTGGCGAACTTTGTTCGCTTGATAAATTCAGGGTAGCATATGGTGTCAACCCCTTTGATGTTCGATAAAGTAGATCGTTGATGAATGTAGACATAGTCTGATGTTCTGGTTTAATTGGTTCTAAAAGAGTGACAATTTGTGGCTTGATTTGTACACGAATTGGTTTGTTTGTGGTCATAAGTTGGTTTAATTCATCCACACAATGACACAAAATGGCACGGTGTCAATATTAAATATTTAATATTTGTTAATATTCTAATTTTCAATATAAATTTTCCATCCTTCATCCAAATATTTTTGAATTTGTTTTCTAGCTGTTTCAACTCTTACTGGTTTACATTTATCGGCGTACATAGGATTTCCTGACGGGTAATAACAACCTTCTTGTTTCAATACTTTTATTTTGTCATCATCAAATAATTCATAAAAATAATTGATGTAATAACCAGAATAAAGTTTTGAATTTTTTTCATCTTTATGTAGATGAATTGGAAAATTAATTTCTGTCATTTTTAAAGTTGCAATAATGTTTTTTAAGATCGACTTCGACCCATTCTTTGCCGTTATAAACAATCCATAATTGTCTTTTTACGTCAAATTCAATTCGACCCGCTTTTGGTTTTTTTTCGTTCATTTTTTTACAAATTCACAATCAGCACCGTTTACTCTGCAAGCCGCTTCAGCTAATGCCATGGAAGCATCTTTGTCTCTTTTTGCAAGAAAAGCAATTGCATATCCAAAAGCCGCTGCAATTTTAGACCGATCATCAAGTCTAATTTTTATTTTTACATAATCCATTATTGAACCTCATATTCTTGATCTGCTACATCTTCGCAAACATCGCGCAAAAGACATGAAAGAGTTTTTCCTTCAATAATCGCGCGTGTCTGTAATTCTTTTTTTGTTGCGGGTTTAACAAGTACCTGAATCAATTCAGAATACTTGTCAGCGTCCGCTGTTCCTTTTTCTCTGTTAGCCATTGTTTAGTCCTCCTTTTTTAAAGTTTTGATTTCTGAAAAAACATTTTTATGTTTTTTGTTTCTGTTTCTTTTTTTAGTCAATTGAACCCCTTGGTCAAATTGTCTGTTGTTTGTTGGAACTGGATTGTATTCAAGCATTGTTTTTCCTCCATTGTGGGTTGTATGGTCTAGCTTGCTTGAAAATGTCAAGAACATCTTCACGCTGTTGTTTTGTAAATCTATCTTTAAAGTCTGTTCCGAAATAGATTGTGTTGTCGAGGGCAAGATATAAAGCTGTTGCCTGATCGGGTGTAAGTTTTAGATTTAAGTTTGGCATTGGTTTAATTTGTTTTGCTTACATTCCTATTATAATAGAATTAATTAACTATGTCAATAACCTATTTGACTAATTTGGTAAAATAAAAAAACTACAAAACAAACTCTTATGGCAATTTTAGTCGGGCAAAAATATGCAATCGGGCAATCAGTAAAAAAAATTTCATACACTTCATCAGCTATCCCGCCACGCTATCGCAACGGCAAGATCACAGAAGTATTTACTAAAACAAACAGCGCAGGGTCAGTTCATTATTATTACAAAGTCTTATGGGATGACAGTAGAAGGTCAGAACACGCGCAACACACATTACGCCCTTTAGATTGATATCTCCTGTGGGATTTTATTTTGCCCTATTGTTTTAAATTTTCTAAATCTTTTGCTTTCCACTTCTCGAAACATTTCAACATGAGTTACACATTCCTGAAATTCAATAAGACCTTCAAAAACCCCACATCTTAAATAAAGATCAGATCGACCTTTTATTGGGAAAAAGTCAACCTGATAAGAGCCACACGGCGAAAGTAAAGAAGGTGTTTCAATCATCGAAAAAATCATCGTCTTCATAATCGTATTCGTGGTTGAAATACTTGTCATCTTCATCGCCGTATATATCGCGTATTGCCTGCGCTTCTCTTTGGCTATCAAGCGCGGCTTGATGATTGTGTAAAAAACTATCCATCCTTACGCCCCTGTATAGAGGTAAGGTTTTTGCCAAGTGCCAACATTGATGCTTACATAAAATGCTCTGTCGAAGTAATCAATCATCGCATCGTCATTGTTGTAATAGCCAACGCCTTTCATTGCGGCATTTAATTCATCTATAAAATCGCCGACTTTTTTGTCATATTCTCTGTAATCATCGCCCCTGTTTTCGTTTACTTGTAAATAACCATCTGTTATTTGATGGGCTTTTTGGAAATGACGTCTTGCGTATTCATCGTTAATCTTTTGAGCCGCACCGATAAAGTCAAGAGCGCCTTCTTTGATAGTCACATATAAAGTGCTGTAATTTCTAACACCGATTGTTCCTTTCAAGCCGTACTTTTTAAGAACTTTTTTGATTTGTGGAGCGCGTTGTTTTTTTAACTCCTGATTCATGTATGCCATTTGTTTGTTTGGTTTGCTTACAACTTAATTATAATATAATTAAATAATATTGTCAACTGTTTTGAAAACTAATTCTTTTGTTCCTTTGATTTCCCATCTGCTGTAATGCTGAATATCTGTATTTGCGGCGATCAATGCGTCAGCATATCTTGTTGCCAATGCTTCAGCGTAACCCCCATCAATAAATCTTTGAACGATTTGTTTTTGTGTGAACCACTTTCCGCAATCCATTGCGGCAAATATTCCTTGAATAACTCTTTTTGCTCTTGGTCTTTCAAAGTTCATTGGTTTAGTTTGTTTGATTCAATTTAATCCTAATATAATTAATTAGGTTTGTCAACTGTTTCTTTTTTTATCTTTCCAATGTTGTAATTCAAGATCGAATCTCGCAAGCATTATCAATTGTTCTTCTTTTGTATATTGCGCCAATATTTGCGCCTGTTCTTTCCCTGAAAACTTTTTCATCAACCAAGGCTCTTGAAAAAATAATTGTTTTTGCATTTTTATTAAACAATCAAGAACGGCTTCGCGCTGTTCATCGGTCATATTCTCAGTTATGCGTAAAAACTGTTGTTCAGCCCTGCGCGATGTTTCTTCATCCCCGCTTGAAAATCTGTATCTTTTAGTCATCTTTAAAAATAGTGTCAGGGTCTTCGCCGTTTAAAAATCTTATTCCAGCAGGCAATTCTCCTGTTTTAAGACTTTCTACAAAATCACTTAAATTCCAATCCCCCCACATATCGTCAAATTTTCTTTCTTCTCCAATTTTTGCACATCTTCCACGATGATAAAAACGCAAAGGACTTTTAACATTTTTAGAAAATGGAAATGCGGGAAAATCTACAACGCCATCTAAATCTTCAATAGGTTCCCCGCAAGCTTCGCAGATAAAATAAAAACGTGTTTCGCCGTCTATATATTTTATATTCATTTATACTTGCCCTCCCATTCGTTATATTCATCAAACATAAACCCATCAGAATTTGCACCTTCGCGGACAGCCGCAAGCGCCGCATCCCTAACATTCTCCTCAACCATTTCTGCAAGTACTTTTAAACTTTTCAAAGAATCAATCTTGTCA